ATTGCCACCGTTACCCGCGCGACCGCCGGCGCCGCGATCACCGGCGTTGTCGTCGGCTTCCTGCCCGACGGCACCACCAACCAGACCGGCTACCGCGCGGCTTCGACCGCCGCTTACGTCATCTGCTCGACCGATCCGCACATCCTCTATGAAATCCAGGAGGATAGCGTCGGCGGCGCGCTGGCGGCCGCGGACGTCGGGCTCAACGCCGACTTCATCGTCGCTGCCGGCAACAGCTATTCGAAGCAGTCTGGCGTGATGCTCGACACTTCGACGAAAGCGACGACCGCCACGCTGCCGCTCAAGATCATGGGTCTGGCGCAGCGCCCCAACAACGCGATCGGGAACTACGCCAAGGTTCTCGTGAAGATCAACGTAACGACCGAGGCTTCGGCTTCGGCTGGCGTATAAGGGAGGGCTGAGAAATGGCCGGAATTATCACGCGCTCAACCCAGCCCGATCTTCTGTGGCCGGGTATCCAGGCGATCTTCGGAACGTCCTACGAGAAGCTCGACAAGCAATATACGCGGATCTTCGATGTTCGCACGTCGAAGAAGGTCTACGAGAAGGTCACCGAAGCCACAGGCTTCGGCCTCGCGTCGGTCAAGGGCGAAGGCCAGTCGATCACCTACGACAGCTCCGGGCAGGGGCCGCCGACGGTGTTCACGCACGTCACCTACGGCCTCGGCTACATCATCACCCGCGAGGCGGAGGAGGACAACCAGTATCAGGAGGTCGCGGAGGCCAATGCGTCCGCGCTCCCCTGGTCGATGCTGGTGACGAAGGAAACGGTTCACGCCAACGTGCTGAACCGCGGCTTCAACTCGTCCTACGTCGGCGGCGACGGCAAGAGTCTGTTCGCATCGGACCACCCGACCGCGAACGGGACTCAGTCGAACCTGTTGACTGCGGCCGACCTTTCGGAAGCCGCGATCGAGGACGCGGTGACCAACATCACCAACGCCAAGAACAGCGCCGGCCTGCCGATCGCGCTGAAGCCGGTTCGCTTGCTGGTCAGCCCGAACGACCTGTTCAACGCCAACCGCATCCTGAAGTCGGACCTTCGCGTCGGAACGCCGAACAACGACATCAACGCGATCAAGATGCTCGGCGTCATCCCCGAACTCGTCGTCAACAACTACTTCGACGACACCGACGCCTGGTTTATCCAGACGAATGCGCCCAACGGCCTGATTTCCTATCAGCGCCGCAAGCTCGATCTCGAGGACGACACCGACTTCGACACCGAGAACCGCAAGCACAAGGCGACGGAGCGCTACAGCGCGGGCTGGGGCGACTGGAGGGGCGTCTTCGGGAATGCTGGGGCATGAACCGTAAATAGCGCGGTTATGAATTGACCCCGAATGGCGGGTCCGGTAGAAGCGGGGAATGCCTCGCAAAACACCGGGCCCGCCATGTATTATTTGCCGCCAGCCCAGCGTGGCGAGGGGCTTCTGCGACAAGCATTATCGGCGCTGGAAGCAGTTCGGCGACGCAACAAGGACGCTTCGCCCGGATGATTGGGGGAGGCGCAGCAATCATCCACTCAACGAGACGTGGGCGCACACGCGCCGTAATCGCTACGGGCGGGTTGAAGAGTGGAATGACTTCTGGCGCTTTGTCGAAGATGTAGGAGAAAGGCCGAGCCCCGATTTCCGCTTGAGAAGGCTAGATAATAAGCAGCCCTTCGGCCCCGAGAATTTTCATTGGCAGCGGACGCTTCAGGGCCGCCACCACACTCTCACAACCGCAGAGGGGCGCGCGGAATACCAACGGGTATGGAGGGCCAATAACCGACTGCGATCAAAGTCGAACGACCTTAAGAAGAGCTATGGCATCACCCTCGAAGAATATGACAAGCTGCTGGAATCGCAGGGCGGCGGATGCGCAATCTGCGGAGGCAAGGATGAGCGTTTCAAGTTTCTGCCTGTAGATCACTGCCATAAGACCAAGAAGGTCAGGGGCCTTCTCTGCCAGCACTGCAACCGTGGCCTCGGCTATTTTCGCGACAGTCCTGAGCTTCTTCGCGCCGCGATCGCCTACCTCGGCACCTGACATTATTTTGCGCGGGCTGAGCCGGCTGCTGTAACCTTGCCGCAGCCACGCCGACCGAGGGCCGGCCTTCCTCATCTGGAGAGCCCTCAAATGGCCTATGACCCATTCGCTCCGGTTCCCGACCCGAGCGTCGTTCCCACCGACTTTACGGCAACCGCAGTGCCGCTCGCGGCCAACAACGCGCTCGCGACTGTAGCCCCGAACGGCAACCCCGGCGTCGTTCCGCCGCAGATGCGCGGCCACATGCCCTTCGACGTCAACGGATTCATGCAGGCGATGCAGACCTGGCAGAACGCGCGGCCGGACCGCCCGACGTTCGATACCACTACTGGGAGCCCGGATGACTGGCGCACGCAGATCGACGCCTTCCACACCGCCATGCGGGACTGGGCGCACTCGCACCCCTCGCCGCGGGACTATCGCTCGGGCATGACGGCACCCGCGCCGGTCGGTAGCGGCACTGGCGTTGCTCCGGCACCGATGCCAATGCCGATGCCGCCAACGCCCATGCCTCCGGTGATGATGCCCGGCGGCGGCCATACCGGCGCTCCCTTGCCCGGCACTGGCGTCGGCATGGTCCCCGGCGTCCCGGGCAGCGTCGGGCTCAACCCCGGTGCGCCCAACCCGGGCGGTAACCCGAAATTCGTCAACGACTGGCGCTCGCTGGTGCCAGCGCTCCCGGCGGGGATGCCAACACGCGGCTTCCGCCCCGGAGGCTGACATGAGGCGCAGCCCTTGGGGCGAATGCCCGCGCTGCGGCGGCGTCTTTCGCCTGAGCCAGTTCAAGAAGGAATGGACGGGTCTCAGGGTCTGTCATGGGCCGGGGACGCATGATTGCTGGGATCCGAAGCCGGCTGACATCAAGCCGCCGAAGGTGAAGCCGGAAGGCGTGCCGGTCCCGAACGCTCAGCCCGAAACTGAGCCGGTTTTCGCGACCTATCACGACGGGTCACACCTCTGATGCCGACGAGCGGGATCTACGATTGGCCGCTGACGGCCGAGGAGGTCATCACCCAGGCGCTTTACGAGCTCGGCGCCTATGCCGCCGGCGAAACCCCTTCCGGCACCGACATGGACGACGGCGTGATCCGGCTGAACGCGATGCTGAAATCGTGGGCGGGCGAGGGCGCAATGTACCGCGACGCGACGACGACCGTGACCGTCACCGGCGGCACTGGAACGGCGGCGCTGCCCGCGGACGTAAGGGACGTTTCCTCTGTGCGGCACGTCGTCTCATCGACCTATCGCCGGCTGCTGGGAGAATGGAACCGCAGCCAGTTCTACATGCTCCCCAACCGAGCAGCCGTCGGCAACCCCTCGGTCTATTACATCTCCAAGACCGACACTGCGCTGACGATCAACATCTGGCCGGTCCCGGCAACCGACATCACGCTCGAGCTGGATTACGGCAAGCACGTCGAGACGGTCACCGATCCTTCCGAGACGATCGACATTCCGGAGGAGTGGCAGGAGTGCATGATCCTCGGGCTCGCGTCCAGAATGGCGTCGATGTTCGGAACGACCAGAATCGACCCGGCGACGACGCAGCGGGTCGATGCGCGGGCGTCGGCACTCTACCAAAGGCTGCTCGATAGGGACCGGCCCGACGCCTATTATTTCGAGCCCGATTACTGATGGCGGACACTTATTCCGTTACCCTCCCGAATGGGCGCACAATTACCAAGACGATTGCGTCAGGTGCGTCTGATGCTGAAATCCGCGCGGCTTTCGCGCAGGACCTCAAAAGCGCCGGCCTAGATCCCGGACAGTCCCCGGTGCGGCGCTTCCACGAGAACAACGCACTCGCAGCCGTGCAAAACGTGCCCGATGGCTACTACATCCCCGGCGCTCGGGCGCAACGCGACGCTGGCGGTTTGGCCGACCGCTTCGCCGCCAGCGGCTATCGCGAGTCATCGAATTTCGAAGACCGAACGGCCCATCCATTGTTCGACATGAGCTTCTGGCTGACGCATCCAAACGACCCCGAGGCACGATTCTGGCTTCAGAATTTCACCGCTGGCTATCAGGACTTGGGTCCGCCGCCGCTGCTTTCCGGTCGCTGGGGCAGGCGCTGATGGGCTACGACCTGATTATCCCCAAGGGGGTATATCACCGGGCGAACGGCAACCTTCCTCCGTTCGAGCTTGTCAACATGCTCGCCGAGGAGACGCCTTCGGTAAAGGGCGGCGTCAGCCTCCTCTCGTTTCCCGGCCTGACCACCTCGACCACGGTGGGGACAGGCCCGATCCTTGGCATCTATCGCAAGGACGACCTGTTCTCGGGCGCCAAGTTCGTCGTTTCGACCGACGGGCATCTCTACAAGGACGGTTCGAACCTCGGCACGATCGACGGCTCCGGGCCCGTTTGGTGGGCATCGTCGGACGTGGAGCTCGTCGTCGGCCGCGGCGCCCACGCCTATTCCTACAACGGCACGGCCCTCGCCCAGATATCCTTCCCCGACAGCGCCAACGTCCAATGGGGCACGTTCCTTGCGGGGCTGTTCATCTTTGCCCGCGCGGGTAGCCGCAAGTTCTACTGGTCGGCGGTCCTCGATGCGCGGACGATTGACCCGGTCGACTTCGCGTCAGCCGAAAGCTCTGCCAGCTACATCCTTCAGTCGCTCGCGATCGGCGATGTCCTCTACCACGGCTGCAAGGACAAGATCGAAGCTTGGTATCCGACCGGCGATGGGACGCTGCCCTTCCTGAGGATCACACAGAGGACCGCGCCGCGGGGGATCGCCTCGGCCGGCAGCATGATCGAATATGACAATGCGCTCCACTTCATCGGCAATGACCACACCGTTTACCGGATGCAGGACGTGCCGACGCCGATCTCGAATGCTGGCATCGACGAGAAAATCACGGCCTCGACGACGTTTGCGCTCTGGAAATACAAGCTGGAGAGCCATCCGATCCTGATGGTGCGGATCGACAATTATTCCTACGGCTACGACATCTCGACCGGGGGGCAATGGCACGAGCGCCGGACCACCCTGGTCAGCAACTGGGCGGCACAATGCGCGATCCAGCAGTCGGACGGCTCGCCCATGTTCGGCTCCGCGACCGGCAACGAGCTTCTGGTCCATTCGGGCTGGGCGGAGGGCGCGAGCGAGCTCTACCGGGAGTTCACGGCCGCCATTCCACTGACACGTTCGACGCCGCTCGATGCGGTCGAGCTCGACTGCAACGCCGGGGCCTCGACCGACCTTACGATCAATCCCGTCATCATGATGCGCCGCTCACGCGATGCCGGGAATACCTGGAGCGACTGGGCGGACACAGCCCTTGGAAGCGCGGGCGTCGGCGGGACGGGTCAATATCGCGTTCGCGCCAAATGGCGGCGCCTCGGCATGTTTGATGCGCCAGGCGCGCTGCTGCACTTCCGAGTGACCGACGCGGTTCCATTTCGCGTCTCGGGCGCGATCGGCGATGAA